TTGGCGGATTGCGTGGAATTGCTAAAGCGTTTGCAGCGCGATTAACACGCCGCTTGCATTTTTGCAAGCCTATTGATAAGGTGCGCGCATGAAAACCAAACCCGTTTGGGACAAGCCACGTCCAAAAAGCCTTGGAAAGCCCGATAAGCTATCCAAGAAAGAGAAAGCATCCGCCAAAGCCATGGCGAAGTCAGCAGGTCGGCCTTATCCGAATCTTGTTGACAACATGCGCGCTGCGAAATCCAAATGAGCAAAATCGTTCGTGACTCACAAGGTCAGTTGCTTCCGGCGATGGTGGGCAAATTTGGCACAACCACGATGCTCACCACGTCAGACGTAAGCCAGCAATCGCACGCAGCCGGTACCGGCGTGACGCTCATGCGAATCTCCAATGGTTCGGATGATGGCAAGCATTTGCACTTCAATACCGGCGCCAATCCCACGGCAACCACCGATCACCCGATTATTCCTGCTTACACCAACGAATACGTTGCTGTTCAGCCTGGCGATAAAGTGGCAATTATTTCTGGCCACAATCATTCATTTCACGTCACCATCACGGACATCATTCCATGAAAACCAAAGCCGAGAAAAAGATCAGCAAAGTGATGAAGGAATACAAAGCGGGAAAACTTCATTCGGGTAGCAAGGAAGGTCCGAAGGTTAAGAATCCCAAGCAAGCCGTGGCCATTGCACTATCTGAAGCCGGCATTACACGAAAGCCGATGTGATGGAATGTCCGATTGAAACAAAAGATCCGCTTGCGAATCTTAAGAATCGCAACTGGGCTTTTGCTAATGTGGGCTACGGTCCAGCTAATCCTGAATTACCAAACGATGACTTTTGGCGTGCAAAATCAAAGACTTGGAACACTGACTTAGAGCAAGCTATGAGTATGCGCTGCGGTAATTGCGCAGCATTCATTCAAACGCCAGGCATGATTGAGTGCATTACCGAAGGTATGCACATCGAAGAAGATGACGATTACGAAGGCGATGTTGAAAACGCCGCCGCGGAAGGCGAAGAAAATGATGACGATGAAAGCGTTGATCTTGAAGCTATGGTCCAAGACGCTGCAAATCTTGGGTATTGCGAATTGTTCCACTTCAAATGCGCAGCATCAAGAACATGCGACGCATGGCTTGTTGGCGGCCCCATCACCAGAGATCAAGATAATCGACGCACAATGCAAGTTATGCGTTTTTACAGGTCAAACTTCCCAAGCCAGGAGTGAATGGCGTGATTAAGCGCGGATCAGAGACGTTTTCCGGTTACAACAAGCCAAAGAAAACGCCAAGCCACCCAACGAAATCTCACGCTGTCTTGGCGAAATCGGGTGATGAAGTCAAGCTGATTCGCTTTGGCCAGCAAGGTGTCAGCGGAAGTCCTGAAGGATCCAAACGAAACGAGGCTTTCAAAGCACGCCATGCGGCAAACATTGCCAAGGGTAAAATGAGCGCTGCTTATTGGGCCAACAAGGTGAAATGGTGACACATGGACATTGAAGCGGAACTTGCAACGGGCATCAAATCCGGCCAAAAGATGGATGACACGGAGATTCAAGCCGTTGTTGCCGCTGAACTTTATGACGCTGTTAATTTCATCGACTTAGAGATTGGCAATCTTCGCGCCAAAGCCACCGAGTATTATTTTGGCGATGCGTTTGGCGATGAAGAAGAGGGTCGCAGCCAAGTTGTTTCAATGGATGTGCGCGACACCGTACAAGCCATTTTGCCAAGCCTTATGCGCATTTTCTTTTCCAGCGAGAACGTTGTGCAGTATGTGCCGCGTTCCAAAGAAGATGTGCCGATGGCAGAGCAAGCCACCGACTATGTCCGATACATTCTGAACGAAGACAATAATTTCTTCGTGACGCTTCACGCCGCTTTCAAAGACGCTTTGGTGCGGAAAACGGGCGTAATTAAGTGGTGGATTGATGAAAAGGTCTACCAAAAGAACGAAACGTATAGCGGCATGGATGATGCGCAGCTAACGTTATTACTTAGCCAAGATGGCGTTGAAATGGTTGATCTTCAAAGCGAGATCGACAACAACGCGCCACCACCCGTTATTGATCCGGTTACTGGTCAGCAGTTAACGCCAACCGTGATGGTTCACGAAGTCAAGATCCGCCGCAAGACAACGATTAAGAAAGTGCGCGTTGAATCGTTGGCGCCTGAAGAATTCATTATTGACAGACGCGCTCGCAGTTTTGAAGACGCCGATATTGTTGCTCACCGCAAACTAGCCACTGTTTCTGAGTTGGTGGCCATGGGTTACGACCAAGAAGAGGTTGAAGCCAACACGGGCGAAGATGAGCTAGACACTAACATTGAACGCATTGCGCGCAATCCTGCGCAAATGATGTTTGGCGAAAGTGACAACAATCCTGCGCAGCGCCGCGTTTTATATCTTGAATCATATATTCGCCTTGATGTTGATGGCGATGGCATTGCCGAATTGCGCAAGATTTGCACGATGGGTCCGTCATATAAGATCGTTGCCAACGAGCCGGCTGACGATATACCGTTCACCTACTTTGTGCCTGATCCTGAACCGCATACGTTTTTTGGCATGTCAACGGCTGATGTCACGATGGACATCCAGCGCATCAAGTCCGTGATTCTGCGAAACATGCTTGATTCGTTGGCGCAATCCATTCACCCGCGCACCGTTGTTGTTGAAGGTCAAGTCAATCTTGATGATGTGCTGAACAATGAGAACGGCGCCATTATTCGCGCCAGAGCGCCAGGCATGGTGCAGCCATTTAATACGCCATTCGTTGGCCAGCAAGCCTTTGGCATGATCGAATACATGGATCAAGTCAAAGAAGCGCGCACTGGCATGTCGAAAGCGTCCATGGGTCTTAATGCAGACGCATTGCAGTCCACAACACGTTTGGCGGTCCAAGCGACTGTTCAAGCCGCTCAACAGCACATCGAGTTGATTGCACGCATCTTTGCCGAAATCGGCATGAAGCGTTTGTTTAAGGGTTTATTGCGCCTGATCACGCGCCATCAAGACAAACCGCGCGTTGTGCGTTTGCGTAACCAGTGGGTGGAAGTTGATCCACGCGCCTGGGATGCGACGATGGATGTGAGCGTCAACGTTGGTCTTGGTACGGGCGGCGCTGACGAGAAGATCCAATTCTTGCAAGCGATTACCGCCAAGCAAGAACAAATCCTTCAATCGCTTGGCCCTAATAATCCGTTGGTGACAATTGGTCAATACGCCAACACGCTAGGCAAGCTGATCGAGATGGCGGGATATAAAGACACAACGCAATTTATCAATCAATTGCCCATGGATTACACGCCACCGCAACCGCAACCGCGCCCTGATCCGTCCGAAGCATTGACGCAAGTACAGGTTCAAGCAATCCAAGCTGATATTGAGAAGAAAGCAGCAGAGTTGGCATTGGAGCGTGAGAAAATGCTTCGCGCTGATGATCGTGAGCGCGACAGGATTGAACAAGATGGCATCTTGCGCCGCCAAGAAATGGAATTGAAATACGGTGTGAGCCTGGCGCAAACGCAAGCCGAAATCAACGCCAAGATGGCCGTTGATCGTGAGCGTATGCAAATGGAAGCACAGCAACCTATGCAACCCATGCAATGACTAACGAAGAACGCATCCAGCGCAGCAATGAAGCGAGACGCATCTTAGAGAGTACGCTTTACCAGGAAGCGTGGTCAGCCGTTAGGCAACAATTGCTTGACGATTGGGCAATGAGCGAATCGGTTGACGTTAGAGAGAAAATATTTTCCGAATTCAAAGCACTTGAACGTGTGCAACAGTTTTTCAGCAGTGTCTTGGCAGATGGAACGCTCACGCGCGCCACGATTGATCGTATGCGCAAGCGGTCCGAATCGAAACAGGGAATCTTATGAGTGACGAATCAGTTGTTTTGGCGGATAATGCCGCCATGAGTGTGCGGGAAGCCGCACAAGCCTTTGAAGCATTGCTTGCCGAAGAAGACGGAGAACAGGCAGCGACAGAGGCGCAAGCCGAAACGGAGCCACAGGGCGACGTTGAGGCGTCAGGGGATGATGCAGCCGATTCAGACGAGCAAGGCGAAGAGTCTGATGATGTTGAAGCATCCAGCGAGTCCGAGGAAAGCGAAGAAAGCAAGCAATCCGAAGAGCCACCCACTTTCACCGTCAAAGTTGATGGTAAGGAAGAGAAGGTTCCGCTTGACGAGTTGCTCAAAGGCTATCAACGCACCGCGGATTACACACGGAAAACACAAGCACTTGCAGAACAGCGCAAAGCCGCTGAAGCAGAGCTTGGTGCAGTCCGTGAAGAGCGTGCCACTTATGCACAGTTGCTTACTGCATTGCAACAACAATTGCAGCAGCAACAGGAATCACCCGTCGATATGGAAAAACTTTATAGGGAAGATCCAATCGAGTGGGTGCGGCAAACCGAGTTGCAGCGTCAGCGTTCAGAGAAATTGGCGGCATCACAAGCTGAACTCCAGCGCTTGAATCAGTTGCAACAGCAGGAATACCAGCGTGCAATGCAGGCTAAGTTGAAGGAAGAAGCGAATTTGTTGGTTTCTGCCATACCGGAATGGAAGAATCCAGATACGGCTAAATCCGAAAAAGCTGCATTGATTGATTTTGGCGTCAAAGAAGGCTTTTCACCCGATGATTTGAAAGGTGTTGTTGATCATCGTGTCGTAAAGGTTTTGCGCAAAGCCATGATGTTTGATCAGATCATGGCGAAGCAACAAACGGTGAAAGCTAAGGTTGAAACGCCAAAGACAAAGACTGTTGCGCCAGGTAATCCACAAGCCGCGAAGGTTCAAGTGAATGAGGTGACACGAGCCAGACAGCGCCTTGCAAAAACGGGCAACGTCCGTGACGCAGCCAAACTTTTTGAACATCTTCTTTAGGAACTATCATGACGATCGCATCAAACACCTTCCTTACATACTCTGCAAAGGGTATCCGTGAGGATCTAAGCAATCAGATTTACAACATTTCTCCCGAAACCACGCCTTTCATGAACAATATTGGTCGCGGTACCGCTTCCAATACGCTGTTCCAGTGGCAGACCGACGCACTTGCTGATGCAACAACCAGCAATGCCGCGCTTCAGGGTGATGATCTCACCACCTACGAAGCCGTGACGCCAACCGTTCAGTTGGGCAACTACACACAGATCAGCCGCAAGACTGTTGTGATTTCCGGCACCATGGAAGCCGTTAACAAAGCAGGTCGTAAGAGCGAACTGGCTTACCAGTTGGCGAAGAAAGCTGCCGAGCTAAAGCGTGACATGGAAACCATCCTGTTGGCCAACCAAGGCGCAACTGCTGGTGACTCCACAACCGCACAAAAAACTGGTTCGTTGTTGGCGTTCATCAAAACCAATACGTCGATTGGTTCGGGTGGCGGCAATCCTTCGTACACCACGCTTCCCACGGCAACGCGTTCGGATGGAACGGTTCGCACGTTTACTGAGACGATCCTTAAGAGCGTCCTTCAGCAAGTGTGGACGAGTGGCGGCGAGCCTTCGATTGTGATGACTGGTCCAGTCAACAAGCAAACCGTTAGCGGTTTCAACGGTATTGCAACGCGTTACCGTGACGTGCCGGCTGGAAAGCAGGCACAGATCATTGGCGCGGCTGACATCTACGTCGGAGACTTTGGTCAAGTCAACATCGTCCCCAATAGATTCCAGCGTGAGCGCGACGCGTTTGTATTGTCGCCCGACTACGCTGGCGTGCATTTCCTGCGCCCATTCCAGCAAGTTGAACTTGCAACCACGGGTGACGCTGAGAAGCGCTTGCTTTTGGCGGAATACGGCCTTGCCGTATACAACGAGAAGGCACACGGCATTGCCGCTGACCTACTCACGTCGTAATCTTGACTTAGGAAGGGGCGGGGAAACCCGCCCTTTTTTACATGGAAAAACGGATCTTTGAACAAGACGAGCTTCTAGGTATCACCCGAATCTGGCATTTTGATGAGGATACCGATACGGCTGTCATCGAGACAATCCAAAACGTCCAGCCCATTGTTGAAACCAATAAGACTGAATTCAACCAGGTCGATGAACGTGCAAGATGGTCAGGTGATGGTCATGGCGTGAAGGTTGCTTCTATTCCCATGAATTTGTTTATGGAATTGGTAGGTAAAGGCATCACGCGCAATCAAACGGACTTTAAGCGCTGGCTTAATGATCCAGACAATCGACACTTTCGCACAAGACCTGGGAGGGTTTAATGACTGATAAAAGGATTATTTCTGTTTGCGTGCCGGCACGCGATGAAGTGCATACGATGTTCACCTTTGACTTGGTGAATGCTGTTAGCCACCACATTGGCAACACGGGTGACATTGTGAATTTGCTGATGAGTCAAGGCACATTGCTTTGCTCACAGCGCACCGAATTAGTCATGAACGCTATCCACGCCAATGCAGACTATCTGCTGTTTCTTGATAGCGACATGCGTTTTCCGGCTGACACCATTGCGCGCCTACTGGCCCATGGCGAATGCGTTGTGGCGGCAAACTGCGCCAGGCGCAGAATGCCAACCGGCCCCACGGCTGGCAATTACGATAAAGCAACAGGAAGAAAAGTATTGCGTTACTCGATGCCCGAAGATACAGGTTTGGAGCAAGTTGACATGGTTGGCACTGGTGTGATGCTGGTGGACATCAACGTTTTCAAAGTGATTGATATGCCGTGGTTTGCAACGCCATGGGACACAGCGGCAAAAGGTTACATGGGCGAAGATGTCTATTTCTGCAAGCTGTTGCGAGAGAACGGCATTCCGTTGTATATTGATCATGACCTGTCCAAGCAAATTGGACACATCGGAACCTTTGAGTATAAGCACGAGCATACCTGGGCACTCCGACCGATGGAAGATGAGCGCAGAAAACAAGCTGGCGCGCCGGTCGAAGAATCTCAAAAGGTGGCTTGATGGCACTGAATACTTACAGCGGATTGAAAACAAGCATCGCGGATTGGTTGAACCGCGATGACTTGACGTCCGTCATTCCGACATTCATCGAGTTGGCGGAAGCAACGTTCAATCGCAATGTGAGAACGCGCGATATGGTGCAGCGCGCAACGGCATCACTTGATACGCAATACACCGAATTGCCTGCCGACTTCCTGCAAATGATCAACATTCAACTGAACACGTCAGTGCCGGTGAAGTTATCGTTTGTAAGCAATGAGCAAGCCGACGATTTGCGCACACAGTTTTTTTATAGCGCCAATCAACCTAAGTATTATAGCATTGTTGGGTCAACGTTTGAAGTCATCCCATCACCAAGTGGCGAATTTGAAGTGGAGATGTCCTACTACAAAAAGATCGCCGCGTTATCAGATAGCAACACAACCAACTGGTTACTTACGAAATCGCCAGCCATGTATCTGTATGGCGCACTGGTTCAGAGCGCACCTTATCTGCGCGATGATGACCGCATCACTACCTGGGGCACCTTATATAAGGAAGCCTTCAACGATCTAATGCTTGAAGAGCAAAGGTCAAACTTTAGCGGCACCACGCCGCGCATGAGAGCAAGGAGTTATTGATATGGCGGGTTCATTTTCAGATTACCTTGAAGATAAAGTGATGAAGCATGTGTTCACCAACACGTCTTACACATCACCATCTTCGCTTTACGTTGGCCTTTTCACCGTTGCACCAACGGATGCCGGCGGAGGCACGGAAGTATCGGGTAACGCTTACGCACGCACCGCGGTAACATTCAGTGTAAGCGGTACGTCACCAACGTCGGCCAGCAACTCGGCTAACGTTGAATTTCCCACGGCAACGGGTTCATGGGGTACGGTTGTGGCGGCAGCTATTTTTGACGCCAGCACATCAGGCAATATGCTGTCATGGGCTGATCTCACAACGTCCAAAGCAGTTGGTAATGGTGACGTATTCCGCTTCGCAACAGGCAACTTAGCCGTTACGCTTTCGTAAGTAAATGGCGCTGAACTATGGTTCTGGTTTATACGGCAGTGGCAAATGGGGAACCGATGCCAGTGTTGACAACTATGGTTCAGCGGCCTATGGCGCAGGCAAGTATTCCGCACCTGATCAGAATTACGTTGAAGGCAATGCAACTGCCGCTTCTACATCAACCATGGAAGCGTCTGGTGATAAGACGCCAGGCAGCGGCAGCAATTACGGGTTCGGTGCTTACGGTTCGGGAAGCTACTCAGGAACATCCGTCATTTATGTTGACGGGCAAGCCAACGCAGCATCCGAGTCCGCTGTTAGCGCAGTTGCAAGCATTCTCTTTAGCGTTAGCGCAACCGCTGCAAGCGATTCAAGCCAAACGGCTGATGCACAAGTTGACCGAAACGCGCAAGCCACATCAGCAAGCGAAAGCAATGCAAGCGCATTGGGTTCCATTGTTCAGGATGGCGCAGCAACCGCGGCAAGCGTTTCAACGGTTACGGCAACAGGCGAAGGATTGGTGGATGGAGCCGCCAATGCTGCCAGCGCAAGCGCAGTATCAGCAAACGGCGATAGATTCCTTGGCGGGATTGCCACTGCCGCATCAGAAAGCGAAGTCACAGCAAACGCGGAAACATTCTCAAGCGGCCAGGCAACAGCCGCCGCGGAATCATCTGCAACGGCTCAAGCCGATGTTGACATTGGTAACTCAGCATTTGCCGAAGCCGAATCAAGCGTTACAGCTGATCCCACAACTACTTGGTGGGCACAAGCGACGGTTATCAGCACAACAAGCATGTCAGCCGACGGCGGTTTGAAATGGGAACCTGTTGCACCCGTTACCACCACTTGGACAAATATCACAGATCCGTCCAACACATGGACACCAATCAATTCACCATGGCGGGATGCCGCCTAACGAGGTAAATCATGGCCGATACAACAACCAGTAACCTTTCACTTACCAAGCCAGAAGTTGGCGCGTCAACGGACACATGGGGTTACAAACTCAACACAAACATGGATACGCTTGATGCGTTGTTCGCATCAGCGGGTGGCGGCACAAGCGTTGGCTTAAACGTTGGATCAGGTAAGACGCTTGCGCTTGGCGGGAACATGACGGGCGCAGGAACGATTAACGGTGTATCAATTGGTCAAACCGTTGCTGGTGCCGGTGCATTCACAACGCTTACCGCATCAGGCAATGTAACGCTTGGCGATTCAACAACGGACGTTGTAACAGCGTCAGGGAAGATGGTTATTAAGCCCGTGGTTGAAACGGCAAACGTTGCTGCAACCGCGGCAACCGGAACGGTTAACGTTGACCTTACCGAGCGCGCTGTTAACTACTACACATCAAACGCTTCCGCCAACTGGACGTTTAACTTTCGTGGCGATGCAGCGACAACGCTTAACAACTTCATCACCACGAATCAATCCATCACTTGCGCGTTTCTCGTAACAAATGGATCACCTGCGTATTACCCAACGGGTTTTCAGGTTGACGGTACAACGACGAACGTCACGGTTAAGTGGCAAGGTGGAACGGCTCCATCAGCAGGTAATACAACGTCCATTGATACTTATTCATTTAGTATTATTAAGACTGCTGCAAGCACTTACACGATTCTTGCATCGCAAACTAAGTTTGCGTAAGGAGTACACAAGATGCCTGCTTTATCAGTTTTAGGGGCAATGATCGCCAGAGGTTATGGCGCATTTGGTTTAAGTGGCATCCCGCTTGAATATGCTGTATTTGCTGGCGGGGCAAGCGGTGGCGGCGCAACTCCAGGCGACTATCCATCAGGAGGAGGCGGCGCTGGTGGATATAGAACATCGACTTTATTAAAGGCGGCAGTTGGTCAAACCATTAACGTGACCGTTGGCGGCGGTGGTGCTGCTACAAGTGCTGGAAGTATTCAAGGCAACAACGGGACAGATTCGTCAATTTCTGGTTCATTCTTCACAACTGTTACGGCAACAAAAGGCGGCGGAGGCGCGGCAAGCAACGTAAGCACACTAACACAAGGTAGTCCTGGCGGATCAGGTGGTGGTTCTTCGTTTGGTTCTCCGGGTGGCACGGGAACGGCTGGGCAGGGTTATGACGGCGGGGCAGGTTCGGCTAGTTCTCCGCAGTATGGTGGTGGTGGTGGTGGTGGTGCAGGTGGATTAGGTGGAAATGGTTCTGGAGCGGGAGGTGGAACAGGCGGGATTGGGGTGACCGTAAGTGCAGCATTAGGTGGCGGTACTTATGGGGGCGGCGGTGGAGGTGGTGGTTACACGGCCAGCGGCGGTGCCGGAGGTTCAAGCATAGGTGGTGCTGGTGGTGCAAACTCCAATGGAAGCAATGCTCCAAGTGCTAATACGGCTAGTGGTGGCGGTGGGTGCGGTGCATCTCCAAGTGGAAATAGAAGTGGCGGCGCTGGAAGTTCTGGCATCGTGATTATTGCTTATCCCGATTCATATGCTGCTGCCGCATCAACAACCGGTTCACCTACTGTTGTGGTTTCTGGCGGTTACCGTCGCTATACGTTCACCGGCAACGGTTCGATTACATTTTGAGGTGACGCATGGCTCACTTTGCAAAACTTGATGAAAACAACCTGGTGCTTGAAGTCAATGTTGTTCACAACAACGAATTGCTTGACGAGAATGGCGTTGAACAAGAGCAAAAAGGCATTGACTTCTTGGTTGCATGGTCTGGTGGTTATCCTTACTGGAAGCAGACCAGCTACAACGGCAACTTCCGCAAGAATTACGCTGGACTGGGTTATACCTATGACGCAACACATGATGCTTTTATTCCGCCAAAACCTAGTGCGGACGCAACCCTTGATGAGGCAACTTGTCAATGGATTGTTCCCAACCAAGGCGGCGATTCGCTTGGAGCGTAAACCGTGGAACCAAACGCCAAAGACGTGGAGGCTAAATTGTCAACGCATGAAGCAGTCTGCGCTGAACGTTACGCGGGTATCAATGCCCGCTTAAAGCGTTTGGAGCAAATTCTTATCGCAAGCGCAGGAGCCATTATCCTTTTGCTGATCAATACAACGTTTAAGTTGCACTGATATGTTTGACCTATTATCCGGTGGGCTTCTTGGTTCGATCTTTGGCGGACTATTCCGACTCGCGCCAGAGATCATCAAGTTTCTGGATAAGAAGAACGAGCGCAACCATGAATTAAATATGTTCCAGTTACAGACTGACCTAGAGAAAATGAGGGGTCAGTTTCGCATGGAAGAGAAATACGTTGATCATTCCATTGCACAGTTAGACGCTATCAAAGCAGCGTTCAACGAGCAAGCGGAAACCGCCAAATCTGCCGGTTGGTTTGTGGCGGCTATCAGTGCATTGGTTAGACCTGGCATCACTTGGGCGTTGTTTTTCATGTATGCCGCAGTCAAAGCGGCAGCGCTTTACATTGCATTTCAAACGAATGCCAGTTGGTCTGAAGTGTTGACGCAAACATGGGATTCTGACGATTTTGGTTTATTCAGTATGTGTATTTCTTTTTGGTTCGTTGGTCGCTCGATTGAGAAATACGGCAAATGAACGAGGGCATACAAATCGCCAAAACGTTGCTAGTCATTCCATTCGAGGGATGCGCAAAACGTTTGCCGGATGGCCATGTGGCGGCCTACCCTGATCCTGGTAGTGGTGGCGATCCATGGACCATTGGATTTGGCACGACAGGCCCAGACGTTACGCCAACAACCGTTTGGACGATGGCGGAATGCGAGAAACGGCTTGACGCTCATCTTCGACACTTTGCCATGGCACTCGCTAAAGCGTCGCCCACCATACTTTCCGCAGCGCCGCGCCGATTCGCCGCTGTCCTATCGTGGGTCTACAATTGTGGCTTGGGTAACTATCGAATTTCAACCTTCAAACGACGCGTGGACGCTGGCGACTGGGCAGGGGCGCGCGAGGAGTGCGTGAAGTGGAACAAGGCACGCGGACGTGTGATGCGTGGTTTAACGCGTAGGCGTGAAGCTGAAGCACTTATGATGAGATAACCATGCTTGCACCGCTAAAAATACCACCAGGCGTATACAGGAACGGCACCAATTACCAGGCCGCGGGTAGGTATTGGGACGCAAATTTGGTTAGGTGGTACGAAGGAACCATGCGGCCTGTTGGCGGGTGGGTGAAAGCGTCAGGCGATACGTTCACAGGTTCAGCGCGTGGCATGTTCAGTTGGCGAGATAACGATTATGACCGCTGGCTTGCCGTGGGAACGCACTCCAGACTTTACGTTTGGAATGGCGGAAACTTTTACAACATCACGCCATCCGGTTATATCACTGGACGATCATCATCGTTTACGGGTTACGGTTACGGCGCAGCCAATTACGGCGCAGCCAGTTACGGCACCAAGCGATCCGTTGGCGCGGAACTCGATGCCACAACCTGGTCGCTCGATAACTGGGGCGAGTATCTTGTGGCGTGTGCCAACTCAGACGGAAAACTTTACGAGTGGCAAAACAACGTCGGATCAATTGCCGCTGTCATCACGAACGCGCCAGTTGATAACACGGCATTGATCGTTACGCCAGAGCGTTACCTGTTTGCCCTTGGCGCTGGCGGTAACCCGCGTTTAGTGCAATGGTCAGATCAAGAGGACAACACGGTTTGGACGCCATCAGGAACGAATACCGCGGGCGCGTTAGAGTTACAGACTAACGGTCGCATCTTGGCGGCAAAGCGCGTTCGCGGACAGGTCTTGATCCTGACTGAAACTGATGCTCATGTGATGAACTACCTTGGGCCGCCATTGGTTTATGGTCAGGAAAAAGTGGGTTCGTTTTGCGGATTGATTGGCCCGCAAGCCGTTGCCGTGATTGAGGGTGGCGCGGTATGGATGAGCGACAAGTCGTTTTTCCTATTCAACGGCCAGCTGCAACCGTTACCTTGCTCAGTTGGCGATTATGTGTTTACGGACATTAACCTTGATCAAGTGGCTAAGATTTACTCGGGCCACAATTCAGCGTTTGGCGAAGTGTGGTGGTTTTACCCGTCAGCAGATAGCAATGAGTGTGATCGGTACATCATTTGGAATTACCGCGAGAACCATTGGGCGATTGGCGCGTTAGCCCGCACATGCTGGACGGATTCAGGCGTATTCACAAATCCTTTGGCGGTTGGCACGGACGGCTATCTGTACGAGCACGAAAACGGATGGACGGATAACGGAACCCCTATCACGTCCACGCGTTACGCGGAATCAGGCCCGGTTGAACTGTCAACGGGTGATCGGTTTATGGCAGTGCGGCAAATATTGCCGGATGAAAAGTCACAAGGTCAAGTGAAGTTGACGTTTTACACGAAACCAACGCCAGAGTCATCAAGCACAACCTATGGCCCCTATACCATGCAACCGTACACGAATGCACGGTTCACAGGCCGCCAAGTGGCAATGCGCGTGGTTGGTAATGCTGATGCTGATTGGCGTGTTGGCACGATCCGCTTGGACGCTGTACCAGGTAGCGGGCGATGAGATTACCGACGCCGCCAAATACTTATTCGCAACCGCTTGAGCGTGAACGCAACCGCGCTTTGGAAAGTGCCGATGCGTTGAACTTAAAGAAGTTGCAAGACGTTGAGTTTGTGGAGGGTATGCGGTTGATCCTTCGCTCGCCAAACGGAACGCGATACAGCATCACGGTTAATAATTCTGGCGTCATTAGCGCAACGTCGATCTAGAGGTAAACATGGCAACGAAACAAGACATTCAGGCTTTGTACCAGCAAGCACTCAACAGAGCGCCGCGTGACGATGAGGTGAACTGGTGGCTCATGTCCGCCAACAACGAAAAGTGGACGCCAGCACAATTGCGTAGCGCGTTTTTGCGTGACGCGATACCTGAGCTTTACACGTCAGTCTTGGGACGCGCACCGCAACCCAATGAAACGGCTTATTGGGATTGGGCGCAAAACGAATTAGCAAGCCCAGAGAAACTGCGCAGCGAGTTTCTGCGTTCAGCGCAACCAGAGATTGATATCAACGCAGCGCGTCAAGTAGGCGCTAAACGTACAACGCAAGGCATTACCCAGACAGGTTTGGCGGAACGGACGTATACGCCATACGCTGGTGATTACACCCGTTACGGTTTCGGGCCTGAAGGTTTACTGTTTACCAATACGGGCAAAGTGACACCCTATGTACTGCCATCAGGAGACAAGTGGCGGCCAGCCGTTGAGCCAGCCGAGCCAAAGCCAAGCGATTCAAACTTACCGCCCGTTGATAAAAAACCAATTCCACCGGATCTTGCAACCTTAACGCCGAATCCAAATACACCTGGAACGGTAACGCCAGGTGCTGGCGGCAACACGGGTTTGCTCGAAATGGGCAAGGATAATTTCATTGATGATCGCTCCACTTTACTGCCTGGTGGATCGGTAACGGATAGCCTTTTGAATGTTCCGACGCAACCCGTTGTCAATCCTTACGATCAACAAGTAACGGGCTGGTATCAATCACTGCTTGGACGCGCACCAACGCAAGCTGATCTGAATTACTGGGGCGGTGAACTCGCCAAAGGCGTTGATGCTGGCGCGATTCAGGAATCTATTGGCACATCACCCGAAGCGTTGCTAAACCGCACTTACCGCATGTCACTTGGAAGGGTGCCAACGCAAGCCGATTACGGTTATTGGCTTGGCGAGTACAACAAAGGCGTCCCGCTGTCAGATATTCGCCAATCCATTAGCGCATCACCCGAAGCGCAGCTATTTTCAAGCTACAACCAGGCCGCGCAGAATATGACTTTGCAGCCATATAACTACTATCTTGGGCAGTTAGGTAGTGGCGAACCAGTCCAAGGTCTTTTATCAAGTTTCACGCCACAAAACGTAGATTCAGGCGGATTGTTTTCTATCCAATGACAAAGTTTGATCTTCAGCACTGGGAGCGATGCAAGCCTTACCTTGAGGCGGCATTGCTTCACGCTGGACAAACGCATACCATTGAAGATATTGCAAAGGCCGTGACAAACAAGCAAATGCAGTTTTGGCCCGGTTCGCAATCCGCTGTCATCACAGAGATTCAGGTTTATCCGCGAAGCAAGGCATGTCACTACTTCCTTGCTGGCGGAAACATCGAAGAACTCGCCGCAATGCGCCCCGTTATCGAGAAGTGGGCGTTATCCATAGGATGTAATCGCGTCACGCTAGCGGGTCGGCGCGGATGGATCAAATCATTTCTGGCGGACGAAGGTTATCAAGAGAAGTGGACTGTCATGTCCAAGGAGCTATCACCATGAGTAAAGGCGGCGGCGGAAGTTCGTCAACATACACACCCGACCCAGAGTTTAAGCAAGCTGCGCTGCAAAACTATGCGTTTGCGCAACAAGTAGCGCAGCAACCTTATCAAGCCTATGGCGGGCCAAGGATTGCGGGATTCACGCAACCGCAACAAGAAGCAATGGCCGCCATCAGAGAATCGCCATTAAGCCTTGGCGAATCCATGGCTAATTTTTACAATCCTTATAACCAGCAGGTTATCCAAAACACGCTTGGCAACATTGAAACGCAACGACTGATGCAACAGCAACAGTCACGCGCTGCCGCGGCAAAAGCTGGCGCGTATGGCGGAACTCGCCAAGCCGTGCAGGAAGCATTGCAACAGCAAGCCGCATTGCAAACAGGCGCACAGGCCGCGGCACAACTTGCGCAGCAAGGGTTTGGACAGGCCGCTGCGCTCGGTGCGCAGGACATTGGTTTACGCCAACAAGCCGCATCAGCACTGCAAGCAAGTGGCGCTCAACAGCAGGCGTTGAATCAAGCCAATTTGGATTTGGCGTATCAAGACTTTATGCGCCAACAAAACTATCCTTTACAGCAATTGCAAATCCTTCAACAAGGTCTTACGCAAATGCCATCGGGTGGCACGCAACAGACAACGCAAAACCTTTCCGGCGCACAACAGTTTGGGCAAGGATTGAGCAACGTTGCGGCGCTTGCTTATCTGTTTTCTGATAAGCGCATGAAGGAAAACATTTCAAAGATGAAGTCACCACTTGCTGCGCTTGGCGGCATGAACGGTTACGAATACGAATACAAAGGAAGCGACATGCCAACGGGCGGCGTGATGGCGCAAGAAGTTGAACGTGTGATGCCAAACGCCGTGGCTTATGGCGGCAATGGTATGAAGATGGTTAATTATCCTGAAGTCACTGGTTTGCTGGTTGAAGCGGTCAAAGAGCTTGATCGCCGCACAAGGGGTTAAATATGGCGCTTTTAGACTTTCTTTTTGGCGGTCCATCGTATAGCACGCTGCCGAATTCGCCAGAATCACCTATGCAAGGTGCATCGCCAAATGTCCTGCAACGTTTTGGCGCTGGACTTGACCGCATTTCAACAATACCAGGATTGCCTACGCCAGCAATGGATGAAGAAGAGCGTATGCGCCAACGCTGGATGACGCTTGCAAACATTGGATCTTCGTTAGCGCGTGGCGGCACTGCCGCCGAAGGGTTGCAACAGGCAAGACAGCAAGCGTTGCAACAACA